AGCGACTGGTGAACGTTACCTTCCTTCTTCAGCTATTAAGTCTCTTAGCAGCAGTGAGTATGCCGCTACAACCAGAGCTAAACGACAAGGCACGAAGGCAGGTAAGCAGTTTGTGGCTCAACCTAAAGGCATTGCAAAGAAGACGAAACCCTTTAGAGCCGCTAAAGGCGGGGTTGTAAAGAAAGGTAAAAAATAATATGACCTCATTTAAAAAACCAACGCATTTAGAAAACAGTAACTTTAACTTTGTTGTTCCTAATAGTAGTCCAAAGAAAAAAGATCTGGGTAAGAAAAAAAGAAGTTTATCTACAGATCCTTTAGCTATTCCTAAAAAGCTAGGTACTGTGGAAGGACCAACAACTATTGGCAAGCCTCTACCCCCTGAACTAAGAAAAAAGTTAAAAGCCTTTAAAAGAAGAAGAGAGACTTAAAGTGAATATAAGTTTAGGTTTATTAGATTATCTTCCATTACCACAAATGCCTTTTGATAAGGTACCTACTGAAAAGCAAAGAGTAATAGAAGAGTCTTATAAGGCTATAGATAAAAAAGCAGACCAATTTAAGAATGAAAGTATTTATGCTTATCATCCACACAATCAAAATAAAGTACCGCAAGGACAAATAGTTGATTTTGTTGTAGCATAGGAATTTTAAAATGCCCCTTACTGAAAAAGGTCAAAAAATTATGAAGTCCATGAAAGACAAATATGGATCTGAAAAGGGAAAAGAAGTATTTTATGCATCAAAAAATAAAGGTAAAATTAAAGGCGTAGATAAAGGGTCTAACAAAATGAATAAAGTTCAATGTCCAAAATGTAAAGGTAAAGGTTGTAGCCATTGCGGAGGAAAAGGTTATCACATGAAAAAGAAAAAAGGTTATGCAGCAGGTGGATTACAATCTGTACCTGAAGGAAATAAAGGTTTAGGTAAATTGCCACAAGATGTCCGTAATAAAATGGGATATATGTATGGTGGCGGAATGGCTAAAAAACGTATGGGATATGCACACGGTGGTATGGCTAAATGTGGTGCATCAAATCCAGGAACACAAAAACGAGGAAAAAAATAATGGCTACTTTACGTGAATATCTTAATGCTAAAATTAAAGCAAAGGGTTCTTCTGTTTCTGCAGAAAAAGCTAAAGCAAGTAAATACAAAAGTATTGCTGCAGCTAAAAAAGCAGGAGCTTTGTACTATACGGACAAAAGCGGAAAGGTTATGGCTGCTGTTTATGCGTCAGACCTTAATAAACCTTTGTCGACTTCTCTTCGCCCTAAGGCCCGACCAGGAAGTAAAACTGCATCTCAACCAAAAGTAAAAACTTCTATGTTGGACTCTCCAAAAATGTTTGCTCCTTCTAGAAGCCCTGTTGATCAGCTTGTAAAAGATACTAAGGAAGCTACTAAACCATCAGCTAGTGCACGTAGAGAAGAGGCTGTAAGAAAGGCTGTTGAAAACCCTGGAAATGCTGCAGCTAAAAAAGCTTTGGAAAAGTTTGGACCTTTAACTGCAGTAGAACGTGCTAAAATACGTGCTGCAGAAAAGAAAAAGAATAAGTAAATGGCAAGAAACCTTACTGAAAAACAGCAAAAGTTTTTAGATGTCTTGTTTGAAGAAGCCCAAGGCAATCCAGTTAAAGCTATTAAGCTTGCTGGATATGCTGAGGGTACATCTTCAACAACCGTTATGAACAGTCTGATTGATGAGGTTGCAGAACTTACTAAAAAGTTTATTGCAACTCGTGGACCACAGGCAGCTTGGTCTATGATGGAAATACTTCAAAATCCTACAGACTTGGGAAATAAAGAAAAGATGGCTGCTGCTAAAGACTTTTTGGACAGAGCTGGATTTGCTAAGACAGAAAAAGTTGAGGTAAAGTCAGACAGTCCTTTGTTTATTTTACCCCCAAAAGAAAATGAAGACACATAAAACTTGGAGACTTCCTGCTCCAGAAAAAGTAGATGGAAATAAAGTCTGGTACCCTTTAGTTAGAGTGGGCAGAACAATTCCTTTTGGATACGAAGAAGATCCTAATGATCCTGAGATTCTTTTACCTATACAGGATGAGCTTGAACTTTATGAACAAGCTAAAAAGTTTCTTAAACAATACAGTTACAGAGATGTAGCAAACTGGTTAAGTAACGAATCAGGTAGGTATATGTCACATGTAGGATTATACAAGAGAGTTAAACTTGAAGAAAAGTACAAGAGAGAAGCTTCAAACCAACGCTACCTTGCCGAGCGATACAAAAAGGCTCTCGAGAAGGCGGAAAAGCTCGAAGAAAAAATCAGAAGAGGTAGTATCGGCGCAGCCATTGCCCCCATCAATTGATGTAGAAAAAGCTGTACGAGAAATAATCTTTCAACCTAACGCTGGACCTCAAACAGATTTTCTTTCTGCCACAGAACAAGAAGTGTTGTACGGAGGTAGTGCTGGTGGTGGTAAATCCTACGCAATGGTTGCTGACCCAGTACGTTACTTAAATAACCCTCAGGCACGTATGCTGCTTGTACGTAGAAGCACAGAAGAATTAAGAGAACTTATTTCAGTATCAAAAGAGTTGTACCCCAAAGCAATTCCTGGAATTAAGTTTATGGAGAGAGACAAGACTTGGGTAGCACCTAGTGGAGCAACTCTCTGGATGTCATACCTAGACCGTGATGATGACGTGATGCGTTACCAAGGTCAGGCATTTAACTGGATTGGATTTGACGAACTTACTCAATGGCCTACTCCTTATCCTTGGAACTATATGAGGTCACGTCTGCGTAGTACAAAAGCTAGTGGCTTACCTTTGTACATGAGAGCTACATCAAACCCAGGAGGGCCAGGTCATAGTTGGGTTAAGAAAACCTTTATTGATCCTGGAGTTCACAATAAGTCTTTTTGGGCTACAGATATAGAAAGTGGTAATGTTATTACTTGGCCGAAAGGTCATAGTAGAGAGGGTGAGCCTCTGTTCAAACGTAAATTTATTCCAGCCACCCTCTTTGATAATCCCTATCTGGCAGAAGATGGTATGTATGAAGCCAACCTTTTGTCGTTGCCAGAGCATCAAAGAAGGCAACTGCTAGAAGGTGATTGGGATATAAATGAGGGTGCAGCGTTTCCTGAATTTAATCGTAATATACACGTTGTAGAACCTTATGACATACCAAACAGTTGGGTAAAGTTTAGAGCTTGTGACTATGGATATGGTTCTCATACAGGAGTTCTTTGGTTTACCGTAACTCCAGCAGAGCAACTCGTAGTTTACAGAGAGTTGTATGTTTCTAAAATTACTGCAGACAACCTTGCAGATATGATTTTAGATATAGAAGATGGAGAAAAAATGCGATATGGAGTTTTAGACTCCTCATTATGGCATAATCGTGGTGATACTGGTCCTAGTCTAGCCGAACAAATGATTATAAAAGGGTGCAGATGGAGACCATCAGATAGATCAAGGGGATCTCGTGTTGCGGGTAAAAATGAAATTCATAGAAGACTCCAAGTTGATGAGTTTACTGAAGAACCAAGACTCGTATTTTTTAACACTTGTAAGCATACCATTTCTCAGCTACCTGCCATACCTTTGGATAAAAATAATCCAGAAGATGTAGATACAAATGCAGAAGACCACTTGTATGACGCTTTAAGATACGGTATAATGACAAGACCAAGAAGTAATTTATTTGACTTTGATGTCTCTAATTTAAAGACAGGGTTTCAAGCTGCCGACTCAAGATTTGGCTATTAAGGGTAAAACATGGAAGAAGACTTTGAAGAAATGATCATGGATAGGGTAGAAAGTTCCTCTATTGATGATGTAAAACCAAAAGAATATTCTGATCCAAAAGCTGGTCAAATTATTTCTTTTGTAGAAGAAAAATACTCAAAAGCTGAAACAGCCAGAGAAACAGAAGAACAACGTTGGATACAAGCTTATAGAAACTACCGAGGCATTTATGGGCCTGATGTACAATTTACTTCTACAGAAAAATCTCAAGTTTTTGTAAAAGTTACAAAGACAAAAGTTCTTGCTGCATATGGACAAATTGCAGATGTTCTTTTTGGTGGAAATAAATTTCCTATTAGTATTGATCCAACCAGACTTCCAGACAACGTAGAGGAAGTTGTAAACTTTGAAACAAATCCTGATCAAGTAAAAGCTAATGAGTCTATGCCTGATTTACTTCCTGGTGAAACTTATCAAGAGTTTAGAGAACGTTTGGCAGGTTTAGAAAAAACTCTTGCGCCAGTAATTGATAAAGTAAAACCTGGATATGCTAAAACCCCTACTTCTCCTCAGTTTTTTCCTGCAGAAGTTGCAGCTAAAAAAATGGAAAAGAAAATACATGACCAACTAGAAGAATCTCATGCAAAGAAACATTTGCGTGCTGCTGCATTTGAGTCTGCTTTGTTTGGCACTGGTATTATGAAAGGTCCATTTGCAGTAGATAAAGAATATGCAAACTGGGATGAAGAAGGTAATTATTCTCCCGTGTTTAAAACCATTCCTCAAACTACTTCTGTTTCTATTTGGAATTTTTATCCTGATCCAGATGCTGCTACAATGGAAGAAGCAGAGTATGTAATTGAAAGACACAAAATGTCTAGATCACAATTACGTGCATTAAAAAATCGTCCTTACTTCCGTCAAAATGCAATTGACAATGCACTGCGCCTTGGTGAATCTTACACAAAGGAATGGTGGGAGCAAGTTATGGAAGATGACTCTCAGGAGTCTAAATCAGAACGTTTTGAAGTTTTAGAATTTTGGGGCTTTGTAGATACAGAAATTCTTGAACAACAGGATATTGATATTCCAAAAGACCTCAGAGATGCTGAACAATTAAGTGTAAATGTTTGGATTTGTAACGGTCAGGTGTTGCGATTGGTAATGAATCCATTTACTCCTGCTTATATTCCATACTTTGCGGCTCCTTACGAAATGAATCCTTACAGTATTTTTGGAGTAGGTATTGCAGAAAATATGGACGATACGCAAACTCTTATGAATGGGTTTATGCGTATGGCTGTAGATAATGCTGCGCTGTCAGGTAACTTACTTATTGAAGTAGATGAAACTAACTTAGTTCCTGGTCAGGATTTGTCTGTATATCCTGGAAAAGTCTTTAGGCGTCAGGGTGGAGCACCAGGACAGGCTATTTTTGGCACTAAGTTTCCAAACGTATCAAACGAAAATATGCAGATGTTTGACAAAGCAAGGGTGTTAGCTGATGAGTCTACTGGTTTTCCTTCGTTTGCTCATGGTCAAACGGGAGTATCTGGTGTGGGTCGTACCGCTTCTGGTATTTCTATGCTTATGTCTGCTGCCAACGGTAGTATACGGAATGTAGTTAAAAACATAGATGACTATCTGCTTGCTCCACTTGGTAAAGCATTTTTTAACTTTAACATGCAGTTTGACTTTGATAAAGAAATTAAAGGAGATCTAGAAGTTAAAGCTCGTGGTACAGAAAGCTTGATGGCTAATGAAGTACGTAGTCAACGCTTGATGCAGTTCTTGCAAGTTGTACAAAATCCAGCACTGGCACCATTTGCACGTATGGATTATATTGTACGTGAGATTGCTAAGTCTATGGATCTTGATCCTGATAAGGTTGGCAACAACATGACACAGGCTGCAGTACAGGCTGAGATTCTTAAAAAGTTCCAAGAAGCTAATCCACCACCACAGCCTGAACCAGGCGTTCCACAGCAAGGTGTTTCACAGGGCGCTCCTGCTGGCGTACAGGTACAGGATACCCAAGGTAGTGGGGGAGGTACCATAGGAACAGGAACAGCGCCTCAGCCAGGAGAACAGGGCTTCTCAGGCAATACTGGCGAACAACCGATACAGTAAATGAAACTTGTTGTGAATAATACACTTAAACCTTTTGTCAACAATCCTGAATTGTACAGTCCGTTTATCGAAGAAATTGCTGAACGGATTGCTTTCACTCATGTATCCCTTGAGCAGTCTCGTGAACTTGACGAGATGTACAGGCTTCAAGGAGAAATACGTGCATTGCGTTCTTTGTTAAGATTAAGAGAGAAAGTTAATGGTTAGTCAAACTGAAAGAGCTATGGGAACGGTTGGATTTGCTGATCCTGCTGTAATAGATCCAACTACAAGTAAACCCTATACTCCTGAAGCTTCTATGAGACAGCAACAAAAATTAGATAGGCCTAAGTTAAATTTAGACAGTAATTTAAAAGAAACTGTTAAAAAAGTAATGGAAGAAGAGCCTGATCTAACAAAGACTGAACCATCAAAAGATTTACCTTTAGAACAAGAAGGTTTTTTAAGACCTAGAGCTAGACCTGAAAATATAAAACCTATACGTCAAAGTCCTATAAACAAAATCCTTGAGTTAGGCTATTTAATAAGAGGAGAAAGTGATCCTAGATCTAAAACAACTAAAATTATTTCTAATTTTTCTTCTGATAATCCAGATGCAATAAAAGCTTTAAAAGGTTGGATGGACAGTGCTGTAGGTGGAAAATCAGGATTAGATCCTGTTAAAGATGCTTGGTGTGCAACATTTATAACTCATATTTTATCAGCACTTGGGGCAGACCCTTTAAAAGCAAAAAATACTTTTGCTAGAGTTAGAGCAGATGCTTATAGAAAATACGGTACTCCTGTTGCACCAGAAGATATAAGAGAAGGTGATCTGGTTATTTTTGATTGGGATAAACCAGGAGAAAAAGGATATGGAATAGCAGATCATGTAACATTTTACGCAGGAGATAGGATAACTTCTCAAGGTAATTCTAATTACATAAATGTTGTTGGTGGGGGTCAATGGGGTTATACTGGTCAAGGGGAAAAAGTAAAACAAGTCTCTTTAAGACAAAACTACGGAGATTATACTTGGGATAGGGTAATGGACGTTAGAAGGATTACCTACAATGATATTAATTACGAATTTACAGAAGAACTTGCAAATCAAGACCCTGCTTTTTTAAAATTCCTAGAGTCTACTCCTAAAAAAGGTTATAAAAAGGGTGGGTTATCTGAACAAACTGAAAAAGCTATAGGTCCACAATCTGAGCTAGAAAGGCAGCGTAGTAGAAATATTGCTGAACAAATGTCAACTCTTTCTAGAGAAGAAGAAAAGACTGTACACCCTTTAGAGACTGTTCCATTCTTTCAAAGACCAAAGGGGTCTAGTACAGACGATATTCAAGTAGGAGAAGATGACGCAGGTAATCCCGTTTTTCAAGGTAGGCTTGGTACATACATTGTAAGACTAAATCCTGATCAAAGAACTACAAGACAAAAAATAACAGAAGCTATTCCTACTATAAAAGAATCTGTATCAGAGTATTTAGAAGATCCTAAGCTACCTACTAAAGAACAAATGGGACAGTTTGCCCGTGCTGCTACAATAGGTGCTATAGAAGATCTTGGAGAAACTATGTTTACTCCAAAAGGAACATTAGGTGATGTGTTTTCTTTAGCTTCTGGAGCAGGTGCTGCATCTGTACCTTTTGATGTACCAAAGGGTGCACTAAGGATATTTGGTGGAGTTGGTGCAGAAGGAGCTGCAAAAGATAAAAATCTTAAAAAAGCAATAAAACTTTTAAAGAAGTCTAATGTAGACCCTACAAACGTACAAGATAGTTATTTTACAAATAAAAAGATCTGGGAACAAACTGGTTGGTACGTAGATCCAAAAGATGGTCAGTGGCGTTTTGAAATAGACGATAGCAAATCTAACCTAAAAGATTTTAAATCCGTTTTTAAAACTAATAAAAATTCTACTGACCCTGCTGACGATCCTAATTTATCATCTAGTTTTTTTGAAGAGTTGGGTAAAGTTGCTCGTAGTAGAGAGAATGGATTATATAAGAAACTTGGTAATGTATTAGAACACGAGGAGTTTTTTAAAAAATATTCTGATTTAAAAGACGTAGATGTTATTTTTTATAGTAATCCAAGTCAACCTAATCTTCTTGGCTCTGCTGCAGATGACACTATAAGTATAAATTTATCTGCATTTAAAAATTACGAAGATATTAAAAGTACCCTTATCCATGAAATACAACATATAGTTCAGTATGAAGAGGGTTTTGTTCGTGGCGCAAGCGCAAAATCTATTCCAAATGTTTTAACTGAAAAAAAATCAAAAGAAATTCAAACTAAAATAGCCCCTTTAAAAAAAGAAGAAGAGAAACTAGACATAAAGTTAAATGCTGCAGTTAATCAAAGAAAAATTATGCGTGAGCAATTTGCTAAAAACCCTTTAAAAAATTTATCTGAATCTGATCAAATTGCAATTTATAAATTGAAACCTTTTAATGAAGAAAAAATGGATTATGAGGGACCATCTTGGGCTTCTATTGCAAGAGACTATGATGTTCCAGTAGTAGAAGTAAGAGAGGCATACGGAAGGTATCGGCTTTTAAGACATCTTGATAAAGAGGTTAATAAATATAATTTAGCTCTTAATAAAATTTCAAGTGATTTATATAAACTAGAGCAAGAAAATTTTGATATTGAAACAAATTTTTATCGTGGTGCAGGGGGAGAAATAGAAGCTAGGCTTGCCCAATATAGGAGAAAGCTTTCTGCAAAACAAAGAGAAAAAAGTTTTCCTATTGACTCCCGTACTACTATGCTTCAACAAGAGGGTGGTAAGTTTGAATACACAGGAAAAGAGGGTGTAGATCCTTATCAATATAAAGTACAACCTCGAAGAGAGCCTGAAAAAGAAAAAGGTTTTTTAAGCGGAATAAAAAAGAAATTAGGTCTTTCTGAGTCAAGAGAAAATCCTGACAAGGACTTTAACAAAGGTGGAACAGTAATGAACAGACAAATGGAAATGGCCTTTATGAGAGAAGGTGGTCTAAGAGATGACGGTATGGATGTAGACCCTGTATCAGGTAATGAAGTACCCCCTGGTTCTATGGCCAAAGAAGTTCGAGATGATATTCCTGCTCGATTGTCTGAAGGTGAATACGTTGTTCCTGCTGATGTTGTTCAATACTATGGTGTAAAATTCTTTGAAGATCTTAGGGCAGATGCAAAAATAGGCCTACAAGAAATGGAAAGAAATGGTAGAATAGGTGGTGAACCTGTTGACGATGATCTTTCTGAAGCTGAAATGATGGAAATACAGACTATGATGCAAGGTGGTATGGTTCAACCACAACAACAGTCTGACCCTTATTTTCAACAAAACATGATGTATCAACAACCTCAAGGTATGGCTGTAGGTGGGGCAGTAATTCCAAATATTGGAACTGGCTTTAGCTGGGAATCTACAGGTCCAGGAAGTATAACTCCTACTGTACCTGAAACAGGAGAGACTCCAGAAACTTGTGCAGCTAGAGGTATGGTTTATAATACAGAAACTAAAATGTGTGAGCCAGCTCCTGTAACTACTGCTATTGTTACAGATACTGGTGGAGATCGTAGACCAGAGGCACCTACTCCAGAGCCTTGGTATAAAGGTATTACTTCCAGTGCTGAAGATTCTGTAAACAGATATTTTGGCACAGGAGCTAAAATTGGAGCTGGTATAGCTGGTTTTGTAGGATCTGTAACTCCTTTAGGCATACTTGGTGGTGGAGCGGCTAAGTATGGAGTTCAAGGTGCAAACTTAGCTAAGGCAAGAGCAGAGGTTGCACTAAGAACTGCTGCAGGAGATATAGAAGGTGCCGAAATGCTTCAAAAAGCTATTGATAAAGCAGTAAAAGGTACTGTTGGATTAGAAAAAGCAGATCAGTTTTTTGAAAATACCTTTAATGCCAGTGGAGAAAAAAATGTAATTAGTGCTTTGGAAGGTATTGGTATTACAGTTCCTGATTCTATTAAAAGCAAAGATTTTAGAAAAGATCCTAATTTTGATTCTGACTTAATGGATTTTATCCAAAGCAAAAGAAACCAAATTAGAACTGACATATTTAAAATGGAAACTAAACCAACCCCTAAACCAACCCCTAAAGCAAAACCAGGAGATTCTACATTTTTAGGTGGTAAAAAAACTAGTACAGATGATGATGATGGACCACCAATTTATGAACCTGGACCTAAGACAATAAGACCAAAACCTAGACCAAAACCAACTGCAGATAAAGTTGCAGAAAATCAAGCAAGACAAATAGCAGAAGCAGAGTCTGGCGATATTTATGCACAAGTTAATAAAGGCGGTTTAATGAGAAAGAAAAAGAAATAATCCTATACTAATAACTATAAGGCTACCCAGTGTAATAGCTGGCCCCAACATAAAGGAGATGGAATATGCCTGAACTAGCAGAAGTTGAAACACCAAAAACTGCAGGATTTGTTGAACGAGGATCAAACTACGCCAGACGTCAACAACGTATGCAAGATGAAGAAGAGGAGATCAAGCGTCTTGAAGCTGAACAACGTGGTGAAATTGAATCAGACGAAGAACAGCAACCAAAAAAAGAAAGTATCGAAGCGAAAGAGACCGATACAGAAGTTAAAGAAGAGACGTTATCTGCAGAAGAAAGAAGCTTTAAAAAACGTTATGGTGATTTAAGACGCCACATGCAACAAAAAGAAAAGGAGTGGGAAACTAAACTAGAAGCACTCCAAAAAAGTTCTGAAAGAATGGGTATTATTCCCCCCAAGTCAGATGAAGATATTGAGGAGTGGTCAAGAGAATATCCTGATGTAGCTGGTATTGTAGAAACAATTGCAGCTAAAAAAGCACAAGAAATGTTTGAAAGAGCTAATACTCGTATTAAAGAACTAGATGAAGCTCAAGCAGAAGCTGAACGAGTAAAAGCTGAAAATGAAATACGTAAGTCACATTCAGACTTTGATGACCTACGAGGTTCAGACGAATTTCATGATTGGGCAGACGAACAACCTAAATGGGTACGTGATGCTCTTTATGAAAACTCTGATGATCCAGCTTCAGTAATTCGTGTAATTGATCTTTATAAATCAGATAAGGGTCTTACAAATGAAGCTAAAAAAGCTAAAACAAAAGCAGCAGCTAAAACAGTTACTAAACGTAGTAGAACAGAAGTAGATTTAGCTGATGCAAATGGAATGATTCGAGAGTCAGAGGTTGCAAAAATGTCTGACAAAGAATTTGAAGAACGTTCAAACGAGATTAATGCTGCAATGCGTAGCGGTAAATTCGTTTATGACGTAACTGGTTCTGCCAGATAACTGTTGACAAATAAAAAATCATCAGTATAACTAGGGTCATACAACAAAAGCCTCTTTTGACTACCTTTTGTTATAAACCCATTTTCACTAAAGTCTAAACTAATAAGAACTACCTGTTCAAGTATAGGCCCAGAAGCTACTTGGTAGGCCAACTGAGTAGCAACTGCACCCTAGAAAATGTAGCAGCCTCTTGTCGGTGTTTAGCTTTGTAACCCGAAGCCAAATATCAGGAGGATTTTATCATGGCTTTTACTTCAGCATCGGGTTACGGTAACTTACCTAACGGTAACTTTAGTTCCGTAATCTATTCTAAAAAGGTACAACTTGCATTTCGTAAGAGTACCGTAGTTGGTGACATCACTAACTCTGATTATTTTGGTGAGATCAGTGCTCAAGGTGACACTGTTAAAATCATCAAAGAACCTGAAATTTCCGTAAGCTCTTATGCTCGTGGAACTCAAATTTCAGCACAAGATCTTGACGATGAGGATTTTTCTCTTGTAGTCGACAAAGCAAACTACTTTGCGTTTAAAATCGACGACATCGAGGAAGCTCACTCACATGTCAACTTTATGGATCTTGCAACCAACCGTGCAGCTTACCGTTTGGCTGATCAGCATGACCAAGAAGTTCTTGGGTACCTGTCTGGTTACGCACAATCAACACTGCACTCAGCAGCAGACACAGTAAACACTACCGTAAATGGTACTAAAGCTGTTTCAACTGCTGGTTCAGATGAATTGCTTTCAAGCATGAAACTGAAAAAAGGTGACTTTGGAAACATCACTACAGGTTCTGCTGGTGATCACTCCATTCCACTCGCAGCACGTTTGCCAGGTGCAACTGCTCTTCCAACTGCTACAGCTTCACCAGCAATGGTTGTTGCTCGTATGGCTCGTTTGCTTGACCAACAACAAGTAGACAAGTCTGGTCGTTGGCTCGTAGTTGACCCAGTATTCATGGAACTTCTTGCTGACGAAGACTCACGTTTCTTCAACGCAGATTTCGGTGAATCAGGTGGACTTCGCAATGGTCTGACTGTTGCAAACTTCCACGGCTTCCGTGTGTACTCATCTAGCAACTTGCCATCTGTAGGTACAGGACCAGGTACAACTGGCTCTGCAAACCAAAACACTGACTATGGTGTTATTGTTGCTGGTCATGATTCTGCTGTTGCAACCGCAGAGCAAATCAACAAAACGGAAACATATCGTGACCCTGACAGCTTTGCTGACATCGTTCGTGGTATGCACCTATACGGTCGTAAGATTCTTCGTCCAGAAGCAATCGTTACTGCCAAGTATAACGCAGCGTAAGGGAGGTATAAATTATGGCTACTGTAACAACTCTCTCTAAAGCAGCAGGTGGACGTGGTAATCCATCTAACAAACCATACATGGTCGAAAAAGAAATCGACATGGCTGCAGCAGCAACTGCTAAGGGTTCTGCCCTAGCTGCCGCAGATATCATTCAAGCAATTACTGTTGGTGCAAACACAATGGTAATGGCTGCAGGTATGGAATGTACAACAACACCTTCAGGTGGTACTGGTACGGTTCTTGACCTTGGTATCACAGGCGGTGACGTTGATGCATTTGTTGACGGTTTTGCATTTGATTCTGCTTCTGCAGGTGACTATGCAACATTGGCAAACACTGCATGTCCTATCTTGGTTACAACATCAGACACTATTGATGTTCTAATTCAAGCTGCGACAACTGTTTCTACAGCAGGTAAAGTACGTGTTTGGGCAATGCTGATGGATGTTGATTCTATCGGTTCCGACAAAGGTGCTGCTGAGGTTTCTCGTGACCTCGTATAACTAAAAACTTAGAGGGGCTGCTTTAGGGTGGCCCCTTTACTACCCTGAAGAGGTAAAAATGGCATATAATTACTTAGGTCTTACAAACGAAGTCTTAGCTAGATTTAATGAGGTAGCTTTAACTGAAGCTGGCTTTACGTCTTCTCGTGGATTTCAAACACAATGTAAGAATGCGGTAAATGATGCTATTAACTATATCAACACTCGTGAATATAGTTGGCCTTATAATCATTCTACACAGACAGAAACTTTAGTAGCTGGAACTACACGTTATACAATTCCTGCTACAGCTAAACATGTAGACTATGATACATTTAGAATTGTAGAAGACTCTAGTTTGGGTGCTCAAGGTAGGTCTTTAACTGTTTTAGATTATAAAGATTATTTAAATAGATTTATTGAACAAGAAGATAGATCAGATGTAGGTGGTGTACCTACTCACGTATTTAGAACACCAGATAATAATTTTGGTTTGTATCCTTATCCAGACAAAGCTTATTCATTAAAATATGAATATTATGTATACACAACAGCTCTTAGCAGTGCTACAGATGTACCTACAATACCTGAACAATATAGGCAAGTAATTGTAGATGGAGCAACTGCTTTTAGTTATCAATATAGAGGCGAGTCTACTCAATACCAATTAAATTTCGAAAGACTTTTAGAAGGTATTAAAAGTATGCAAAGCCTTTTGTCTAACAGGGCAGACTACATTCGTTCTACAGTCATTTATAGAAATCCAATAGGATCTTTTGCAGGATAAAACATGGCAGATGAGTCTGGTCTTAATCCATTTACATTTCCTTTGCAAGGTGGTTTAGTTCTTGACCGTTCTACTTTTGCTATGGAACCAGGAATGGCATTGGAGTTAGAAAACTTTGAGCCTGACGTTAGTGGTGGATATAGAC